TCTTGGCTCGCGCGGCTGGCGGTCTCAAGGTCGCTGGGTTTGACCTTGCCCAACAGCGTTTTTTGGATGCGCGCATTGGCGAGGTTTTCCAGACGGCGGAATGCCTGACCGTCCGCGCTGTTTTGCAGCATCATCACATCGTCCTCGCGGTCGATGCTCAACGCGCCGCCGCTGACAAAGCGGTAAAAACGGCTCATGAATCCGTTGTGGTCGTCCTCGCTATTGGCTTGAATTTTGGCGATCAGATACGGCTGGGCGTAGCGTGTAATAAATTGCGCGGCATAGACAAAGCCTTTTTTGCGCAGCGCGACGGGCGCATACAGCCGCGCCGCCGCCATTTCGCCCGCAGGATTGGTTGAAGTAGCGCGGTGGGTAATAAAAAGATACAGCACGTCCGTATTGCAGGTCTCCTCACCGCCGCTGCCGCGATACACCAGCGAGCCGTCGCGGTAGGGGATATATTTCGCCAATTCGCCGCTTTTATTGCTGATGTGTTTAATCGTCAAAAAGCCGTCGGGTTCGGGCTGATAAACGTACCGACCGACACCGTATCCGCCCAAACGCGCCGTCAACACGATTTCGGCGAGTGCGGGCAGATGGCGTTTCAGCGTTTTCCATAGACGGTCTTTGTCTTCGTCGCTCAAGTCCTCGCCATAAATGCGCCACGCCTTGTTCTGCATGGCGGAATGCAAATCCTCCAAACAGGCGGCGACCTCATCGTCGCCCGATACCGCGTCCAACGCCTGCTGTCTGTCCACGCCGAGGCGAGATAGTAGAGAGTCCGTGCCTTCCATATTAGAAAACAGGCTTTCCAACGCATCTTCAGTCGCGCTCGTCAATGTCTTGATGGCTGTTTTTCGTGTTGCGCTTTTAATCAATCCGAACATATTTTCTTACTCCAAAGGTCGTCTGAAACCGTTTTCAGACGACCTTAAAATCACATTTCCAACATCGGCGCAGGCAAATCAATCGCACGCGCTCTGTTTGACACATTGCCCGTCGTTGCCGCCATCCACAGCATATGCAACGCATCGGGGCCATCGTCGTGGTCGGCTTTGGGGAAATGGCGCAACTGGCTGATTAAAGTCTTTTGGTCGGGGTTGAGCAGAATCAGCCCGTTTGCCATATGCGGCTGCAAAGTCTCAATCCGCAACATCTTGTCCGATGACGGCTTGATACCGCGCACGGGGATATGCACACCCGACCGCGCCCCACGCTTAATCAGCTCGTCCTTGAGAAACTCTTGGAATTGCACCGTCTCAACCACCCACAATACCGGCTTGACCCGCGCCTCTTTTTGGATGCGGATCACGTCCTCGATAATCAAATCGGGCAGGCGTTTTTTGACTTGGGCAACGGTTACAAACAGACGGCCTGTTGATTTCTGATAACCGCCGACCAAAATCGCCGACGGGTCACGCCCCGCGCCCGCTTTACCCAATGATGGGTCGAGTGCGCCGTAGTACACCAAATCGTCCGGCAACTCCGACCAGTATTTGATGTTTTCGGCAAACGGCGCATCTTCGCCGCTGACCGGGTCGTTTTGATACTCGCTGTCAAACGTCGCATGACCGTCACGGGCGCGGATTTTCATCAGCGCCAACACGCCGCGAGCCGCCCAGCTTGTTTGCGCGCCGCGCTCCATCTCGTCTTTGTTGGCGAGATAAAACGCCTCGGCCACCGTCTCGCCGTCGTTTCGGAAAAGTTCCTCCCATCTGTCCCACAAATCCATGCGGTCGGGCCAGCGTTTCATCGCCTTAAACTTAATACCGTGCCAAAACGGGTTATTCAAAGTGCGGTTAAGTACGCTGTCGTAATGCAAAATCGTGCCGATATATATCACATCGTATTTCTGACCAACCCCGCCCAAAGGCAATACAGTCTTAGTCAGCCACGCATTGAGCTTGTCGCGCTGTTCGGGATTGCGGACTTGCTCGTCATTCTCAATATCGTCCAAAACAGTTAAGTCAGGGCGGTATGGGCCGTGACGCAAACCGCGCAGCTTTTTACCGCTACCGGCCACTTGTACCTTAACGTCATTGGCCGTCACAATCGTACCGGCCTGCCATACACGGCCTTGTCCGCATACTTCCGGGAAGTCGGTTTTCAGGCGCGGATTAAATTCCAATTCCGCCTTGATGGCTTCGAGCATTGGATATGCCTGGTCTATGCTGTCCATCACAATAACGGCATAATGTTTTTGGCCGGTCACGATACCCCACAGCGTAAACAACTGAGTAACCTGCGTCGATTTACCCTCGCCACGCGGCGCACCCACCGCCTCATTTTCCCCTTTTGGGGAGCGGATAATCTCCGGCAGACGGCTGAATAAAAACTCATGCAGTTCGGATTTTTCAGGCGAGCGGATATAATGGGGGAAGTAGGTATTCACGAAATATTCGTAACCGCCTACCGGGTCAAACACCTTGGCACGGCGTGCAGTAATAGCCTTGGGCGACGCATCGAAGCCGTCCACTTCCGCTTCGATGACTTGGCGCAGGCTGGCGGCCAGTTCGGCAAGGGATTTGAGGAATTCTTTATTTTTCATATGGAGCGCTCAAAATGGATTGGTTAGACAGAAACCTGCAACACGAATTTTTGTCAGAGCTTTATAAGGTTTATCCAGACAGTATTACTTATGACTACTATATAAATGCCGCTATCGCCCAAACTAGTGGTGTTATAGAAGCAGAAGAAGATGCTTCGTTTGTATTAAAACAATCCGCAAATCTGCAATATTTAGCCGAACATGGCTTGGTTGTCTTCGACAATGAGACTCTCATAACCGCTACTGTTAAAATCACGGCCAAAGGCATAGACTTCCTTATGGATGATGGCGGCCTTTCTGCTATTCTTGGGGTTGTCACAGTCAAACTACACAGTGACACTATTCAAGCTTTGCTCAATACAAAAATTGACCAAGCAGATATCCCTCCGGAAGAAAAAAGCAAGCTAAAGGTTATCTTAAGCAAAATGGGAGATGTCGCATTGGCGAAACTTACCGAGAAAGCCATCGACGCTGTTACATCTCCTCAAATTATCAATCTGCTGCAAAGTTTACAAGGAAATACAATATGAATATCGATTACTCACTTGCAAAAATCCTCGAAAACGGCCGATACACACCATCAGAAATAAAAGATCTATTGGAAGAGCAAGGCTTCAGCATTACATTGCCTAAATTGACCGAACACTTAAATCTTCAGGTTGCTCTTGGCATGGCACACAAACGAGAAGACGGCACGTTTACAGCATTGTCGGTTTAATAATACAAAGGGTCGGGTTTGATACTCCGACCTTTTTTTCAGACGGCCTTGTAATAGTGAACGACAGGTTTTTTTAGCGGTTTGGGATAAACCTTGAAACAAAAAGGAAGTGGCTCTCCCGTCTTCATTTCATGCATGGCGGACATAAAGTAAAAAAACTGGTCGGCCAGCCAAAACAACGGCTCCAGCTTATAGCGCGGTGCGACTGCAGGAGTTTCACTTTCCCAATCGGCAATCCAAATCGGGCAAAACAAAAACCAGCCCTTATGCGTATATTCGACTTTCAACTTATCCAAACTTCTTCTCCACTTCCGCCCCAAACGGCTCCAATACCTCCACAAAGGCAGGCAAATGTTTGGGGTGTTTTTCTTGCACAAACGCCATCAAGAACTCAATCAATTCCAAAGCCGTCGCCAGTTTTGACGTTTCCGGCATCACGCGGGCATTGGCCGATACGGTTTTCGTAAACGCATCGGCCAGGCTGGCCAACAGCTTCGCACGGTCGGATGGCGGCAAATCTTCGGTACTCGAATCCTGCAGCATCGTCATCGTGCTGTTGTACTGCACCATAAAACCGGCCAACATCGCACGGCTCAAGTCCTCAATACCGCCGCCGGCCAAAGTGTAGGCGGCGCGCATCTTATCCCAGTCGTCGCCTTTTTCCTTATCCGCACGTTTCCACGCACGCGCAGTGGCCTGCGGGATTTCGCACATCAAGGCCGCCGTTTCCAAAGTTTGCTCGCCGCTCACATAGAGCCGGCGTAACTTTTCACGGATTTCTTGCGGGTGAGCCATAATTACAGTCCCATTTTCGCTTTAAGCAATTCCCAGCCGACCGTAATCACGCCGCCGCCCAGTGCGCCGAATGTAATGGCCGTGCGTTTCGTGTCTTGGCGGATTTGTGCAATTTCCGCCTGCATTTCCTTCTGATTTTTCAGAGTTTGATCAGTCTTGTTTTCAATACGCGCCAAGGCATCCAAAATCGGGTCGCTCATGATTTGTCCGCTTTCCTGTCCAGTTTTTCGTTTACTTTTTCTAACTTGTTTTCAATTCGTTCCAAGGCCGCCGCAATATTAGTGCTGTCTGCCTTGGCGTCCGCCTTGGTGTGATAAGAGAGCTTGACCGCGTGCAGCTCCTCTTTAAGGTCGTCGATACGCTTGTCCGCCTCTTTCAGACGGCCTGAAATGCCGTTGACCCAAAACCAAAACGCCGCCGTCAAAAGCGGCCAAATGGTTTTAAAACCAAACTCAAAGTCCATTTAAAACCCCTTAAACCGGCACATCGCCGAATACGATACGGACGGAGTAGCCGTCAGGACGATTGCTGGCAATTTCGAGTCCATCCCCATCGTTACAAACGCAGTAATACGCTGAAATCGTCTGCCAAACTGCACGTTTAAAAATGTCGTAGCTTGTATTTGGATATTCGAGATTAAAGGTCGTCTGAAAATCCTTATCCATACGCACTGCGTACTCAATGCCTGCTTTATCCAACAGGTTGGAAACATGAATGACAAACGGCTCTTGTTCGCGTGCGCGGCTCAATCCCAGCTCTAAATCCGCATGGCGGCAGGCGACCGTGCGTTGTACCAACTCACGATAAGTCGTCATCGCGCGCCCTCCGAACCGTCAACTTCCGCTTGACTGTTGACCCAATCGCGCCACGCCTGATTTTGGTTTTCCAGCTCCGCCACATAGCCGCCAAACTCGACGGCATGTTCCAACAGCGTGGCCGTCTTACCGTCTTTCGGCGGATTCGGGCGCACCGGCGCGACCATCAATGCGGCAGGCGGTGTCGGCATGACCGCCTTTTCGACAACCTTAATTTCCGTAGCCGAGGGCGCGGTTGTAGAGCTGCAGGCCGTGATGGCCAAAGCCGTCAATACAATTACCGCTTGCATTTTTACGGTCTTGAGTAAGGACATTTTCGATTTCCTTTTTATTTTCCGTTTTCAGACGGCTGACTTCCGCCTGTTTTTTCGCCAAAGCCATGCCGACGGCGTGCGCCTTGACTTCATATTTTTTCGCTTCCGCGCGTGCCTGTTCCAGTTCGCGGGCGTAGTTTTGAGCCGACAACAGCAGGGCTTGCGCCTTGTCTTTTTCCATCTTGTCGATGACCGCCTGCTGCTTCGCAAACGCCGACTTGTAGCCTTGATGGTGCGACACGGCCAAGCCCGTGCCGATAAGCGCGATGATGGCAATCGGCTGCCAGTTATTCGCCAGCAGTTTCACGAGATTCATTCTCAACCTCCTGACGTTTGACACTGACCAGCGAGCGCGCCACCGCATAGCCGCCCACAATGCCCAAATACACCGCCCAAACCTCTGCCGAAGGGTCGGGCAGCATGACGAATTTAACCGTCCCCGCCGCGCAGGCAACGTTTGCCCACAGCTTAGAGTGCGACACATTACCGGTAGCCGGGTTTTTAAAAATATCCAAAATACGCATTGCTATTCCACAGTTTTGGTTTGCAGGTGCCGTTGCAGCATTTCCCGATAATTGGCCAGTTCGCCCTCCGCAAATTCAAACGCAGGCAAGTCTGCCTGTTCGCTTGCCTCACGGCTTTTGCGCGACCACAGCTCAATCATCTTTTCATAAAACTCAACTTGACCCATGATTAACGACGATTCTTGCGTTTACGCGTCGCACGTTTGGCAGCTGCCACGCCCGACTTGCCCAGGCGCATAGACGGATGTTGTTTCAAATAGCCAATGCTGGCAGGCTTAATCTCAAATTCAGGCAGCTGCGGTTTCAAGACAGACAGAGACAAAGCAATCAAAGACTTTTTCATACCTTCGCCGCTCCCAATTCCAGCGCAATCGCGTCCGCAATTGCACGGCAAATGCCCCATTTAGTCGCCTTAAACAAGGCCAAATCAGTGTCGTTGCTGATGAAAAACGGTTCAAACACAATGCCGCCGGCTTGCGCATAAGCCAGCCGCGAATGCTGGCCGGCATTATCCGGCTTAAAGCCGTCTTCGCCGCGCAGTTTCCAGCCGGTCGCCTTCGCAACAGCTTTGCTCAGCACCTGACACCAGCGTTTGTTTTTCGGCGTGGACAAGGCTTCGATGCCTGTCGCCGCCTTACTCACGGCCGCATTGGTGTGAAACTCAATCGCCACATCCGAGCCGCGAATCAGTTTGACCGCTTCGCGCAGCGGCATATTGCCTTTGCCCGTGCCGTCGGTTTTAACAGTCAAGCCGTAGTCATCGCGCAAGATAGATGCCACGATGTTGCGCATATCTTGCGCTAAGTCCGCCTCACGGTCGGAGCCGTTGACCGCGCCCGGGTCAGTGTTACTGTGGCCGGCGGTTAAAGTTACAGTTTTGCCCATAAACATCTCCGAAAATCAAATCACAATTTATTTTCAAAACCTTATTTAACCTTTTCAGACGGCATAAGACGGTCGGCACAAATGCACTTACTGTTCCGCAGACAAAAAAAGCCCTGCAAAAAGCAGGGCAAAGGTCCACTCACAAGAAACACACAACACAATCAAGCTGCAAATAAATCCGTCTGCGCTCTTGCCGCCGCATCGCGGTCGGCCTCTTTCAAAATGTATCGGATATTGCGCGTGGACAGCCGATGAGCCAACACCAGCTCGCGCACAATAACCAAATCGCTCAAACCCTCCGCGCTCATCGCATCATACTGGCGGCGGATAAATCGGTTGCGTAGCTCGCGCATCGCGTCCCAGCAGCGCGGAATGGCCAAGAAAGGCTGACCGGCATAGGCTCGCTCCAACCGCCCCGCAGCCTCCTCGCCGATGTCCTCGACCAGTTGCGCGTGTAAGATTCGGCTCTGACGCGTATTGCGCCGGCGATTTGAAATTGGATAATTTGTGCCGCCCCAAACCTTGACCATATGAAACGTCGCTTCCAGCCCGATGACCGTAATCATCGCCACCACACTCTGCGGCAGCAGATGTTTCACATCCTCAAAGTCCTGCTCTGTCATTTCCCAACTTACACTCATTCCTATACCTCCTTCTTCTTTCGGTTCGCCGCAATCTGCAAAGCCGCCACCAACTTGTGCATATTGCCGTCGGACAACCATTCCACGCGGTCAACCTTAAACATCTTTTTCGCAGTACCGTGCGCATAATTCCAGCTCCAGCCGTTATCCAGCAGCAGGGCTTCGATTTTCCGCATCATCGGATCGGCAGAGCTTCGGCGGTTCGGCCGTCGGCCTGCCGTTTTTTTCGGCGTGAATCCATGCTGTCGCAAATCCTCAACCACTCGCTCCAGCTCGGGGATACTGCACTCGGTACAAGACCGCTTGCCCGTCACGCGCTCCAACACCGCGCGATAGGTACCGTCGTCCAAGCCCAGCTCCTTTTGAGCAATCTTGATTTTCGCAATCAACGCCCGGCGCATTATTTCTCCAATACAACATATAGTATAAATTAGCGTATATTATACCAATAAAATACAATATGTAGTATTAAGTCGATGTTTTTTTTGCAAAACTGACAGACATAAAAAAGCCGTCTGAAACAGGTTTTAAACCCCATTTCAGACGGCCTTTAATCAAGCTTTAAACGCCAAAGAAAAATAAAATCAACGCAAGAAAAAACCAAACCACCCCGAAGCAGTAATAAATAAAGGCTTTTTTCGGGCGCGCATAGCCTCTTTTTCTCCTTCTTTCACTTTTCCCCACACGAGAAAAGCGGTTTCCAATTTTCGGTTGGCATTTTCAACTTGAGCGTGGATGTAGAAGGAATCGCGTGCGGCAATTCTTAAAAATTCCAGCTCATCGGTATTTAAGTTTCCGTTTTCCATCATGACAACTCCTGCTTTGACATACCTTGCATAGCCCCAATCTTTCCAAGCATATCAATAACATCTTGCACAGCAATCCAAGTTAATTGAGCAGGAGTGCCGCCATCTCGGATAAGGAGATCTCCATGAGGTACATAGCTAACTTTACCATTAGGCAAATCTTCAATTTCAATCACAATTTTCGCCATCACACCAACTCCTGCTCCGTAGGCTCAATCACAAAATCCTCAAGCCCCGACACAATCTTAATTCCCGGCACTTGGCCGTCTGAAAAACGCTCTTTTTGATTCAGGATGGCGTCTTTGTCGATTTCCTTTTTAGTGCGGACAAACTCGGCAAAGGCGGATTTCTCCGAGAGCCACGCCAAGACGGCGGCTACGCCCGTTACCTTGACGGATGGCGGACGGATGCGCCATTTAATCAGGCCGGTGGTAAAGTCCACGGTTTTGGTTTTACCGTTTTCCGTCAGCTCGTCCTTATGTGCCTCGCAGTATGCGGCCACACGTTCGGTCAGGCTCATGATTTCGGCACACATCGGCGCGGCTTTGGCGGCATATTCTTCTTCGATGACTGCTTTTTTGTCTCCGGCTTCGGTTTCCAGGCGTTTGACTTCGCGCTGCAAATCGCCGATTTTGCGGATAAACGCAGTAACTTCCGCTTTGTCTTGTGCCGCTTCGATAGCGGGCTGTTTGATTCGGGTTTTAGCCATTTTCTTTTCCTTTCGCTCTAAAAATCTTGATCTGATAAGTCTCGTAAAATTTGACTTAAAAAATTCTCGTGGAGGGCTGTTTGCCTTTTTCTCAGATAGCCGGCGGCGGCATGTCCGGCAAAGATTGCAGGAGTTTTTCCACTTTCGTCTTCCAATCCTTTGATTTCAAAATCAAATAAGCTTTTGGTACTATCTTTAATGGTAATAATGACTTTAGCCATTTTCTCTTCCTTCCTTAATTGAAGATTTTTTGATATGCCTGGATTGCAGCCAATTGATTTGATGCGTCGATTACGAATTTGCGACGATCTTTTTGGGCATCACGTAACATACTTGCAATAAATTCCGTGGTTAGCCCAGCAATCAAATCAACTTCGTCAATTTGCTTACCCATTGGGATTTCGGGGAGTTCTATCTTTAACTTACCGTTTTCATTACTAATTTTAAAAACATACACTTTCATTTCACTTTCCTTTCTTGTTTAAAACATCTTTCACTTCCGCCATTTTCTGACGGCCTTTTTCTTTGTCCGGCGCGGGCTTCGCCAACATCGCCCTCGGTATCAACCGTGGCGGTAGGTTGCGGCGCAGTTCGGCGGGTTGCGGCCATGTTTCTGCCGCCTGCAACACTTTAAACCCCGTCTGAATCCGTATCGGGTCATACTCCGGCGAGACGATTTCGTTTTTTTCCTTCAGTTGCCGATACCAAATTTCTGCGACTACCGGCAGGTCTTGCGCTGCGGGGCGGTTGGGCAGATTGAGTGCGGCGAGCAATGCAAAACCTGAAGCGATTTCTCGTTTTGCGCTTT